TTGAACTGGTTTTGGTTCTAACTGTGGATGCTTAGGCTCGTACTCTGAAACATGGACAAAGGAACCATTCCATTCAGTCACCATTTCAGAATAAGGAAATGCTTGTCCTGATCTATCTGAAATTGCTTGTGCGTATTTTCCTTTTGATAAAGCCATTAGACACTCGGGTAATAAGTTTTAGGTGTTATATATGTACTAGATGAAGAACCATCTTCTTCAAGAGCTCTTGATAATTCATCTTCATATAATAATTTTAAATTTTGTATTCTCTCTGGTGCAAGTCCTGCTACCATACAAGGTACAAATCTATAAGGTACATCTGCATCATTAGTATATGCACCGGCATCTTCAATTCTTTTTGTATAATAAAAATTAATAAAATTACCTGCTTCAGTTGAACCAGGAGTTAAATATAAAGTGATTGTGATTTTATCTATAAATCTTTGAACAAAATATTGTGTAGGTTGTCCTTCAGATGTTTTATTTGAAAAAGCTTGATAAGCGGATCTATTAATTTTAGTTAATGGCGTATCTATAGAAGATGCATTCCTATAAGAGCACTCCAATATATCATCAACACCATATATAGCAGTGGCATCCGAAGCTCCATCATCAGTTGAACGATACATTGTATAAGTTGCTTGACCATCGACTAAAGTAATTGAGTTATTTCTAACTTCCCAATAATGTAATCCTCTATTTGCCCATTCTTGAAAAAGAATATTTAAAGATCGTCTTGCACCTTTTAATTGGTAACCCGATACACCTTGCATACCTATTCTTTCATAGGCCTCTTCAGTTATATCTGCGATCGTAAAACCTTTTTCAAAGGTTGATGTACCCGAAGTAGTGTTAGCCATTTAGCCTCCTACTTGTCTATCAATACTGTAACTGTTGCATTAGAAATTGCTGATACTGTCATTCCATCTTTAAATAATATTCCGTCTTCTGGAATATTAAATGAAAAAACATCACCCGCAGGAACATCTGCTTGAAACTGAGTTACAGAATCTCCATCTTGTAAAGTTACAGATCCAGCTGATCCAGTTGAAGCAAGAATAATTCCTCTTAATCTTGTTCTTCCGCCGAAGACTGATGTAGCATCTGTTTTTCTAACCGCTTTAACATCTGATTTCATTCCCATTAATTTTCTCCTTAGTTAAGAGCTCCCGAAGGAGCTCTATAATTATTTACTATGCTACTGCAGCGCCTGTAGTAACATCAACAAAATTTGTTCCGTTACCAAAGCAAAGTGATCCAGTTAAAGATGCACCAGTTGCATCAGAAACATAGATTACCAAACCAGCAGTTGCTGTAGGTAAAGTTGCTAAAGTGTAAGTAGGTGCGATAAAACCATTATCTGATTTTACTGGACCTGAAAAAGTTGTTTGTGCCATATGTTTATCCTCCTAGTTATTTGACATAGTCTCTAGGCCGTCGACTATACGCGTCTATGTCAATTTATTATTGTATAGTAAGTTTTTTATATATGAAATTATTGAAGAGTGCAAGAAGTCCCTACAGGAAAAAAGTGTTTTTCCAGTAATGTAGAGTCTCTAATTAACTAGCATAAAGATGATTTTCACCATCTCTAGCATTCTTTGGACTCTCTTGGTTAGCTAGGATTTGTCTAACGACTTTTTTAATTTCGTCTCCTAGTACCGACATTTCAGGTGTTACCATTCCGCCATTTTTCAGGTAGAGTTCGTTCCACTTAGATTCGAACGATATCTTCCTTGCGAACAACACCATGCTGTCCTTGTATGCCATCATTAACCTCCTCATAGGTTATATAGAATCCAGCGCCTGTGGATGTTCCAGCAAACTTTAATGGATTCGGCTCCCAATGTATAGCATTTTTTCCTAGAAAGTCAATGATTAGCGGATGTAAATCTTCAACGTCATTTATCTCTTTTTCAGACTCAACATTAAATTGAGTTTGTAATTCACGTGTAAAGATTTTTGTTAGATATTTCTTTTTCATGGGTTCGTCCTTTCTATCAAAAAGAAAGGCCCCAATCAAGGGGCCTTTCAAAATAAAAGTTAGTAATAAGAATTACTTATTACGCACCTTCAACACCGAAGATACCTCTAGGGTCAGATACACCAAATGAGTATCTTTCTCTAGCTTTGTATCTAACGTTACCAGTATCGAAATCACCTTCCATCTTAGTAGTGATAGGAGCTCTTTCGAAGTACTTCATACCATTAGGCACATCAGTTGTAATGTAGAACGCATCAGTGTCAGTTAAGAAGTTGTTCACTACATAACCTTGAGGAATCATTCCCATGTTTCTGATTGCGTTGATATCATTATCAGCTGTACCAACTCTGTTAGCAGATTTCATTAATCTCTCTGCAGTAAACTGTAGTTCAGATGGAATAATCATCTTTACAGCTTTTGCAGCGATCTTAAGACCTCTCTCATCAGTCATCGCAGCAATGTCGATTAAAGACTGTTCAAGAGAAGTTTCGTTTAAGTCTGCTTGAGTAGTTAAAGTGTTTTGGAACGTACCAGCAACTGTTGGGTGAGCTGTGTTAAATAAAGAAACACCGTCACCTGAATCAAAGTTGTCAGTAGTTGGTAATCCTTGAATTAAAGGATTAACAGCTTTAACTTGTTTAGTTTGTGCCATTGATCTAGCTAACGCTTTTGTGTATCTAGATGCTAATCTGTCATACAGATTATCTTCAATAGCTTCTTCTGTAATAGAGAACGCTAAAGCTACAGTCTCGTGAGTGTATCTAGCTGTGAAAGTCTCTTGAGCATTGTCAAAAGTCACGCCAGAACCTTCAGCTTTAACTTGCGCTTGAGCGAAACCTGATAACATTACTTCCTCTTCGAAAGCTCTGTCAGAAGTTTCCTTCACGTAAATTTGCTCGTGTTGGTTCTCGTATTGTTTATATTCCAGGCCAAATAAAGCATTTAAACCTGGCTCTAGTTCTTTAACTAGTTGTGATCTACTTATAGCCATAATTTATATTCTCCTTATATGCCTGCTACTTGTTTAATGAAGTGTTCATTGATTGTAACAACCCAGTTAACGTTAGCAGATGCTAAGTCTGAATTGTCTGGATCTTTTGAAACACCCAATATTTTTAGCTGACCAGTAGATGTACCTAAAGTACCATCATCCAATTCTACTTTTGAAACGTAGTTTGGAGATGATCCAGCAGCGTACACAATGTCTGCTAAGTTTCCAACGTCAGTTTGTGCAGATGCACCTGCGTTGTCTGATTGTACTTCGAACCTTTGATACGGATCATCTGCTACGAAGCCGACAATGTCAGTCGCAGTATTTGAAGCCGCCAAGTGGTTCGCCCAAGTTGGTTTGCTTGTAGAAGCATCAGTATAGAAGATACCGTTAAGTGATCCTAATAATACATCGCCTGCTGCTGCAACACCAATTGTACCAGTCGCCAGCATTCCTACTGGGTCATTTTGGTAAATCGCTGTAGCCGAAGCTGCGATTGAGTATTCGGATAAACCTTGAGCGTCTCTATTCTGACCAACTTTTCCGATTGCTTTCAGTCCGAAAGCAGCGTCTTTGTTTGCCATAGTTTTTACTCCTTAAGTAAAAGTTAAGTTTATCCAGTGGTAGAATTGTTAAAAAATTAACTTTTCTTTGTCCCACCGAAAGTTACACGAGTCTGCCTATCAACATTGATTGGCATACTTGGGTGCTCTTCCTTCATTAGATCGTTGTTTACTGCTTCGTCTTGCTCCATACCTTGCTTAGCATAGTATTCGGCTCTAGATTGTGCGATCTCTTCAGGTACCCTAGCGAGCACTAGGCCACCAACTCCGATGACGCCTGCGTACTTTCCATCTTCAATAGTCGGATAATCGGAATCTGGATATTGATCAGAACGAACAAGTTCATAACCTGATCTTAATCTTCCAGCGACGTTCTTTGTGTCCTGAAAGCCCATAGATTCTACTCTTATCCATCTATGACGAAAACCTGTTGGCGCAGGTGGTGCATCTAAAGATGACGGTGGAGTCCAGACTTTTTTTCGAGTTTCTTTTTCTCTAGTCTGACTCGCACGAGAAGCTCTTTTTTCATTATTTTCCATATGCATTTACTCCTTCGTGTTTAATTGTAATTGTTTTGCATAATCTTCAAGTGGCACACCTAATTTTTTAGCAATTGCTACTTGTGAAGGCGTGAGTTTCACAGTTTTGCGACCAGGTTTACTACTTCTGTTGGCCGAAGCTACAACTTGGGTAGGTTTGCTTGTCGTTTGTGTTTCTACTTTACCAAATTTATGCGGGAATTCAAGTCTTATTCTCTTATCTACTTCTGAATAATACTCGTCCGATTGAGGGTCATAACCTTCCTCTTCGACCAGCTTCTTATGTAAGCCGAATGCGGTATATGTCATGGCCTCGTCTTGACCAAACCAGGTATTCTTACTTGCCCATGCTTGAGCTTTTGGATCTGGGTTAATCGGTTGTTCCTGAGTTTGTGGTTGAGCCTGAGGCTGTTTAACTTCAGTCTCTTTTGACTCTTCAGAAACTTGTTTAGACTTAATTTCCTTCAATCTTGCTTCTTCATAACCAAGTCTTGATATCTCAGTTTGAGCAGCAACTTCAGATTTTAAGTCTCCATCTTCTCTAGCTTTTGCTAGTTTAGAAACAGCAGCTTCCATAGATGATTTAATTCTGTTTTCCATTTCATTCACATAACCTGTGTCTAATTTGGAATAACGAGTCTTAAGAACTTCTTGCTCGGTTTGAACTTTTTTTGCGTATTCTAAAGCAGCAGCTTCTCTTCTTTCTGC